GCTTTCTATAATAAGCTGATTCCAAAATAACTTGCAAATCTAATGGACAATGCCAAAAGGTATTCCTATAAACGAACTTGCGTCCTAGAAATTTAATATCTAACAAGGTATCATTAGAATCACTTTTAACTTTGGAAAAGTGAGTGTACACCATGTGAAACTTTTCCCACATGTGTATCGCCACATCGCTGGTTTTAATACCAGCTTGGGCTAAAGTGGCAACATTGTCGTCTCCATAGACAACCAACTCAAAATCACGAGGATTAATGTTCATACAATGAACAAAAACGTAATACATTTTGATCATATTACATAATGAGTTGATTGGTCCTGTAAACGGGTTGCCTGATGGTTGGCCTCTATGGGTTTGATAAATTTTATCATTGAAGATGTGTTTGGCATCTGTGACATTCTCAAACAGAGTATGTCTAATTCTGGCATTTTCAGGGCCATCATTGTACCAAGCATTAATAAGATCAACAACATAAAGAATAACAAACTTTGGCAAATGACCATCATAATTTTTGTAGTCGCCAGCTATAACTGAGCCAGTATGCGTGTTAAGTCTTCTATACAAGACACTCCAGGATATGGACATCGGATTTATTCCTATGGCCACAGGGGCTTCTGTACATAAGCTTTGCATATAAGCAGTATAACCAAGAGTGTAGCGTCGAACCAAAATCAAAAAGTCAATAGGACACAATGCAAACAAACGCACATCTCCTTTTTCAACTTTCTCTCGGGTTCTCTTTTCAATCTTACCACAGTCTGCCCAGATAAACTCTAAGTGCTCGCCACGAATAAGTTTTTGTTCCTGTTCCTGAATATGTGTGAGATACTCAGGATAGTAATCATAACTATTTCCTGGAACTAAAAAGAAGTAATCTCCTTTTCCTTTCTTACATGACAAATTATTTGGATACCCAGGAGACGAACCAAAATTAATTGGCATCATTCCTTTCTCCGAATCACCCGCTAAAGCTTCCTTCCAAGTACACAAAGGATGAGCTCCCTCACAAATTCTTGGATAATACTTTTCAACATATTGCTTACAATCATCAGGAAGTTCAAAAGATGGAGTTTCCTCTTGTGAGTACTTGAGTAAACCTTTAAGTAAAGGATCCACCCATTCTCCATCAATTTCTCGAGCACGAAGATTCACAGGAACTTTAGCTGGATCACCAGCGAAGCCCCAAACTGAGGTTCGTTTGAGGTTAGATCGACGCGGTGCGACATAAGCCTCATTAGCTGGAACTGTTCTCAAGACTCTATGTGGAAACACACAGGTAATGTTTGTCAATTCCAATGACTGAGTTTGAGTTATCGTGGAAAAATGTTCAGCTTCTAGAGAAAGATAAGCAGTTAAACAAATTGGAATTGCCATACCAAGAGTATTTCTCTTGTCTTGAACTCCAACATGAAATCCTATCAAATAAGGTTGTCCTTGTCGTCCCTCAATAAAGAGAGGAGAACCAGAATCACCCTTAACTGTCATTCCATAATATTGAATGGGATGTTCAATAATATAACTTTCTCC